TACTTTTTCAAGTCCAAATTCAACTCTATTTGTATCTGCCATCTTATCCTCCTGTTATTTGATTGCTTTAATTTTCTTTATCGTATCTCGATAAAATTCATCTGTGTATTTCTCTTCAACGGGCTTAATGTGCGGGATTGCCTTTGTTCTTCCGCCATTTCTCAAAACATGCCCAAATTCGAGCAAGTGGGCAAGCCTATAATCTTTTGCGTTATGTACAACATATTCCACGCGCCCCGTTATTAAGCTTTTCGGGGTTGCCTTCCACCCCTTATAATATCGCGGTCTACGGCGCGGACTTGTTTGCTTTAGTTCATTTGCTGCCCTTTTTGCGCTTTCGCTTGCAACTTCTTTAACTGTCTGATTAACCTCTTCAGTGTAATCGTCTAGTATTGCTGCAAGTTCCTTTTCAAGATCCATTATTTGCCCGCCTTTTGTGGCTTGCCTATTGTGTGAATCTTTACTTCGCTTATATATCCTTTACTTAGTGCCTGTGCTTCGCGTTCTTTATCCGTGAATGCCACTATGCTTAGTGGTTCAATCACTTCGCCCGTTTTAGAATCTCTTAGCATTTGCGTTGTTATATACAGTGTTTCCATATATAGCCCCCTTTAAATATCAAAGCTTACAATGTATATGCCTTCATCTGTTCGCGCTTCGCCTGTCCAATCCCAAATTATGCCCTCTTCAGCAAATACCCTTATAAGCTTATCTTCCTGTGCTGTGTCCTTACCTTCCGTGCAAAGTTCAATATCAAATTCGCCATCCGATTCGTAAACAACATTATCTGCTACAAAGTTATCAAAATTGCGCCTTGTGAAAACTATGTATGGAAGCTGTGGCGCTTCGCCTATTGGCCATTCCTTATACGTTACAGGAAGCCCCGTTTTTTTTAGCACTTCAAAAACCTTAGATTGCTGCATCTGTCATGCCCCTTTCTATTGCTTTTAGTTCCAATTCTTCATTTGCATAGTTGATGTTGTCTACAAAATTGATATTGTATTTCTTGCCTTTAAATATAACGCGGTAACTTGATTTTGTTTCGTTTGTAAGCCCCGGCATGTACCTTATGTAAAATTTCAATGTGCCTTGCTCGTTTGTCTGTCCGGCAATAAAATATTCTTCTCCGTGCAGATTCTTAACATTTGCAAATACTCTTCTAAATTCCACCCATTCGCTCTTAGTCCAACTGCCATCATTATTTTGTATTGCGTTGCCTTTTCGCTCTAAAATTATTGGATGTCTATACACTTTATTAAGCTTCTTGTTTTGCTTTTGCATCGTCTATCGCCTCCGCTAATTGCAAGCGCAATATTTCATGTGCAAAGCATTCTTCAAAATGCTCGCTAAAGTTATTGTAATCGTATCTGCAATAATCAAGTAGCAATGCCCTTGCTTCTACATTTTTATCAAAATCAATTGTTGTACCTGTTAGCGCATTTAACTTGGACTGCCCACGTTTGAGGCAGTCCGTTAAGTGTGCATTTGATTCATCCCACGTTATCTGCAAAGCCCTCTTCAGTTCTTCAAGTAACGTTTCCATGATTACTTATTCCAATCTGCAATGTCAAATACAAGGAAGTCCTCATCTGCGTAAGGTCTGCCCGTTGCGTGCTGCTTTGCAAGATATACAGTCTGATCTTCAAGGAATCTATATTCCTTTGATGATTCAAGCTTTAGGCTTGAGCCAATTCCAAAGAAATATCTTCCTAGTTCGCCCGCAATAAGCTTATCTTCGGGAACGGCAGCGCATGGAATAATCTCACCACTAAATGGCAACTGCTGCTGTATGAATTTGCCCTGCTGATCTAGTATATTCATAATGCCGTACATCTTGGAATAGTACGTTGTTGGGTTCACAAGAATTGCTACTTCTGATAGTGTACCCGCTCTATCTGTTGATAGTGGCGCAAGAATCTCTTTGCCGATTGTAGCCGGTGTAAAGTCTTTTAGTTTTGGGGTTGCCTTTGCAGCATGTACTCCCGCTGTTACGTCAGCAAGTTTCTTCATCACGCCAATTGGCTTGTTATTTCCATCGCCTGTAATGATTGCCTCTTCAAGTGCAAGCGCAATTGACTCTGCAAGAATAGTTCTTGTGTACTTGTCAATCCATTCTACACTTAGTGCAAGCATGTCATTTGCAATTGGAACGTATGCTGATACCTTGCACTGTACTGTTGATATTACTTCAAATTCTGTGTCAAGTTTCTTCTTGATTTCCTCTGTTAGTGCGCCCCAATGTGCCGCTGCTACCTTGCCCTTACGCAAGATCCATTCTGTTGTGCCTGTTGTATTTACAAAATTAATCTTTGATAGTAGAGGATGATTCTGCTTTAAATCATCAAATACCCTTTCAAATATTGTTCTTGGAAATGGCAATTTTTCAAAAGAGCCTTTCTCCTTAACCTCGTTGTAGAAGTTGCGCTCTTCGGATGTTAGCGGCATAATTCCCCTTCTTGCAAGTGCCTCTGCATCTGCATTTGTAATGTCAATGCTCTTTGCTTCTGCAATAATCTTATTCTGTATTGCTTCATTGTTGCGTACGATATTTTCAACAATCATGTCTGCAACATCCTCTGCAGTGCCATTTGTTAGCGCATTGACAATTTCGTCTTTGTTCATCACGTTCATTTCGTTTGTTAGTGCCATTTTGTTACCTCCTAAATTTTGACAATATTGCTTTGTCGTTTTCCTTGTTCCTGTACTTTTCTAAAATTGAGTTTTTAACATCAAGCGTAGATTCGTTGCTTACTCCCTCTTCAGTGTCCGGTGCCGCTTCGATAATTTCATCGCAAAGCCCTAACGTCAAGCATTCTTCTGCTGTCAAATATGTTTCTTCATAAATCATTGCTTTCAGTTCTTCTTTTGTTCCCTTGAAGTGATGCAAGTAGCTTGCTTGGACGGCTTCATCAAATTTCTCTAATGCATCCGCAACTTTGCGCAAATTTGCCGCATTCCCGTAAGTCATGCATGCCGCCCTGTGAATCATCATTAAGGAATTTGGGTACATTTTGATTGTTTCCCCCGCCATTGTGATGATGCTTCCCCCGCTTGCTGCGATTGCATCAACAATTATTGTTGCTTTCTTGTCGCTGTCCTTGATAAAGTTGCCGATTGCAACGGATGTATATACATCCCCGCCCTTTGAGTTTATGTGAATTTCTACTTCATCCCCTTGTATATCTGCAAAGGCCGTCTTTACTTCTTCCATGGTGATATATTCACCCGGCTGTGGTTCACCTGTCCAATAATTGTGCGGTATTTCTTCCACAATCTGCCCGTACAAGTATAGCTTCGGGATTCCTTCCCCCTGTACCAATTCACAACGCGGTGTAAATTTTATTTCCGCTGCTATTGCTTTTAGCTGTGTTGCTTCCATTTCTTCCTCCTCCCCTTTTGTTTTTAAATATAAAAAGGGCATTGCTGCCCTTATTACCTTATTTACTTTGACTGCTCATAATTCTTGGTGATGTAGTGTTTCTTTGATTCGTCTGTTCTGAGCGGTTCTTTTCCGATTAGTTCGCGGTTTTCGTCTATGCTGTGAACCCCATTCCTTGTAAGTATATCAATTGCATTTGCTACATCGCTTAAACTTGCTGCCTTAGCTTTGCTTGTATTCACCCTAACATATGTATTGTTGAGATAGTTCTCTTTTGTGTATAGCTTTGCATTGAGTTCATTTTCTATGTTCTTTGCAAGCGGATCTACACAAAGATTTACAAAAGCTTTAAGCTGCTCGGATATTTCAGTACCTGTTCCCTTGAGTAGCTGTGGTGGTATTTGAAATGCCCTGGCCACAAAGTCAAATACATCATCCATTAGATTTTTAATGTCGCGAGAATCTGTGCCATTCTTGTATGATTCCTTTGATAGTTCATCGTATTCAAGCCCGGCTGTTAGCGGCAAGATTGCGCCCGCATCTGCCTTGTAAAATTCCTTTAGCCTTATTTCGATTAAGTCTTTAAGTTTCTTTTGTGCATCTTCAGTTTGTGGGTATGCAGTTCCAATCTTTAATATTCCACGCTTCGCATTATTTCGCTTATAGCTTGCCTTTGATAGTTCAATTATTTTGCCATAATCGTTGTAAAGTGAAGTGATTAAGCTTGTTGCATTTTGATTATTGTTTTTTAAATGAATCACTTCTGATTCCTTATATGATGCTGATAGATTAAAGCCATTCACGATAATATCTTTATATGTATTTTCATAGAATGCAGAATCTGTGCGTGTGAATGAATCTGCAATATAGATATTGCTATTTCGCTTTATAATCAAGCACTCATTGTTGATTATTAGCTTGGCAATAGCTTTCTTCCAAAAGATTGTTGACCCCTCGTTTTGATTAGGCTTTAGATTAAGCATATAATAATCTTCCTTTTGTGTTGGTTGCCCTTTTGCATACGTTTCAAATTTTGATAAGGCAATTGCATTTCCAATTAAGTTAATCGCACTTTGTAATGCTAATTCCTTTGTTGCCACTTGTCCGGTTAATTCTTCCAAATTTACATCGACTTGTGCGCCTGTGCCTTTGTCAAAAATTCGCCCTAAAAAATCTATAACATAATTTCTTAGCCCCATTTTATCCCCCTTTATAGTGTGATTAGCCCTAGATCTAATACTCCTGTATCTGCTTCCTTTAGTTCATCGTTCAATTCGGTTGCTATAAGTCCATGCAAAAATGAAAAGAAGCCATCTGTTTTACGCAAAATAGGCTCAATCTTTTCGTATGACTTGTTCCCCTTTTTATCTGTACGCACGGCAACATTCCAAATGTACCATCGCATTAGCTTGTTATTTTCAAATGCTATCGTGCCATTAGCAAACATGCCTGTTATAATTGGTGCAAGTAGTGAATGTGTTACAGTTCCATTTGGTACACCTACTAATTCTAGCCCGGCTTTTTCAAATTCTTCTTTTAAAGCGACAAATTTGAACCTGTCAGCATACACCTTCTTAACGTGATATGTTTTTGCTTGGTTTTTAAACCAATCAACAATCACGCGCGGAGAGATTACCGGGTCGCCACTTACAATTGTTACAAAACCATCTTTTACAAGTTCTTCAACATTTATTTTATAGTCTTTTAGCTTTAAAGATTCTGCATGAATAAAGGTATGCTCTTTGTAGTAGTGCATTCCGTTGCGCTTAAAAATAAGCCCAACTGAGCAAAAGTCCCTTAATTCTGCAAAGTCTACTGCGCCTATGCATGGAGAATTTTCCATACTTGGCCAAACGTGAGAACATGCTTGCATTAAGCTTTCCCATGTTGTCACTGTTTTTTCTTTTGACGCGTATGCAAGGTTTAACCTCTTCAGTATAAATTTTTCTTTTTTATCCTCTATATTCTTTGCATTCGCATATTCTTTCATTACTTGCCGTCTTAATGTTTCGTCATAACGCAATCGCGGTATTGCTTTAACAAATAAGTCTGGCTTCCCAAATTCCTGTATATTGTCCATCTTGAAAATAAAAGGGAATCTGCCGTTGTGTGGGGTTTCCCCTGTCAATATTTCCAATGATTCTCTTTTTAAATCGTCGATAACTGCATCTCTTACGGATCCGTCTGTTGTCAAATATATGATACGTGGCTTTGCAACTTTTCCTAGTCCACCTTCTAAAACTGTGATTAAATCATAGTTTTGGTACTCGTGTACCTCGTCAAATATGATTGCGCCTTGCCTTCCTCCGTCTTTCGTCTTTGCATTAGATGTTAAATATCCCAATGTTGACTGCGTTGCTTTATTATAGATTTTTTGCAAATTCCATCTGTATAACTGCTTGTATTTTTTAGGGTTTGATTCCAAAATATCATATACCTCGGTAAATGATGTTGTGGCTTGCTTTTCTGAATTTGCAACAACATCTACGTCATATTTTCTTACCCCGTTATATTCTGAGGTTAGATACATGCTATCCATTGATGCTGTGCCATTCTTTCCGGTACCGCGCCCCCACAAGTTGAAGTTTTCGTTGAAAACGGGATATTCCGTTCCCTTTTCATAAAGGCCGTAAAATATTGCAAATCTAAAAAGCTGATAATCATGCATTTTGAACGGGAAGTTGCGATGCAACATTGATACTGCCTCTTCAGTTGCATTTGCTCTAAATTCAATATTCTTATCATCAAGTATTTCGCGTATAAATGGCATTAAAAGTTTTTGTTCTCTGCAAGCGGGAATTTGTGCTTGTTCCACCTTTCGCATCCAATCAGTTATGAATGGGTGATACGGGTATGTCCTACGAGCCATTATAGTTTTACTTCTTCTTCCTCAATTGGAATATCTGCCCCTCTTAGCCCTAATTCGGCTAAAATTTTAAGCATTTGATTATTAACTTTTGTTAATTCTGTTACAGATTCATTCTTTTTTTTGCCAAATTGGGACGGCCCATTATTCCATCCAACTGTTACTCCACGTTCCCTTATATCATCAATCAATCTATTCTTTACGTTCCACAATTCAATATAATCTTCTACGAGTGATACGTATTGAGTTTGCTTGTCCATGCCCCTTTGCTGAAGCTGTTTCATTAAATCATTTTTTAGTTTATTTGCCGTGATTTTTGCCATACGTTTCACCCCCTTTTTTGATTGTACCCCCTCCC